GTCATAAGCTTCTTGTAATGTTTCTTTGGTATGTTCTCCACGATGTAATGCTTTACCAGTAGCTCCAGACATAAGTCCTAAAGCTGTTCTTCTGTTTGATTCCTCCAGAGCTATATAACCTATACGCTCTCCCTGCTCTAGCAGGTGTACCGCTAACTGTCTTGTCAAGGTTGACTTGCCCTGACCTGTACCTGCACTTATAACGGTCAGCTCTCCGTATCTGATTCCGTGAGTCATCTGTTGCAATCCTGCAAATGGATACTCAAAGTCACATGGTGGGGTGGGATTCGTGACTAAATCTAATAGCGACTTACCGTCTACTATTCCATCCGGCTGATACGGCGAAGCATTCCAAATAGCTTTCCTGATCGCTTCAGCATCGTTATTCTGTAGTGCGTCAGAAGCATCCTTGTACGGGTCTGGCAAATGAGCAATCTTAACTTTCCCAGACGGTAGGAGCGCAGCCACTGCTTCCGTCGCCAGCTTACCCGGCTCGTCTTTGTCGAAGCAAAGGATAATTTCCTGATAACCTTGAAAAAGCTGAAGTTGTTTTTGTATATCCTTCTTTGCTGACGCAGCTCCATGAGGAAGCGAGACATGCGCCCAGTTGGGGTAAGCCTCCCAGCCCGATAGTGCATCAAGCTCTCCTTCGTAGACCATGATACGTTTGCCAGTAGAAGGAATAAGAGACTGACCAAAAAGAGTATCAGTAGTAGTACCTTCATACTTGAAGTCCTTTAGTTTGGTTTTTGTTTTAAACCCTTGAAGTGTTTTGTCGCTGCTGTAATAAGGGAAGCGTAAAAGTTCTCCATCCCTATAGACTTTGTAGTGTTGACAGGTTGCTTCACTGATGTTTCGTTTTTGCAGCCTTTGGGCTGATCCTTTGAATTGAACATTTGTTTGCATTTGTTGGGTGTTATTATCTGATGTAAAGTTTTGGCAGCTAAAACAATACGTATTGCCATCGTCATACACTGCCTTGGCGTCTGATGAGCCACATACTTCACAGGGCTCGTGTCTTAAAAACTCAGCCATCTTGTATTTAAAGTTGAATCTCCAGTACCAATGAAACCAGTAGGATGCAAATTAAATGCCATTGATTTTCGAGGCTTATCTGATGTGGTTGCACTTACTGAATGAGCCAAGTAACTCGGAAAAAATGTTAGTAAACCTTTACTTGGTGGTAGTGCAAAATTACCATTAAACCCATTGCTGTTGTCTTCTGAAATGTTATAAGAAGTAAATGCTGTAAAAGGATTATGAAACTCTAATGGTGGTGCTTCCGAATAATCATCATCAAAATAAAGTAAGCCACTGTAGAGACAATTCTGATGTCTATGTGCATCTACTGCATGTCCTTTTTCTAATCTCGTGAACCAAGAAGTTGTTATGACACAATTTAAACTTGCGTAACCAATAGCTGAAACGTAATCAAAAAATTTATCTAAAATTTTATCTTTTAAAACTGGATAATCTTCTAAAACACGTAATGTTTTTGTATAGCTGATTGACTTGTCTGCAAAATTATTTCTTTTTTGACTTGTACTTGACCTATAGGTTTGTTCTCCTTCGTGTAAAAAACTTAAATCCCAATCAACTATCTCGTGGTGTATTGGAATCCAAAAGGCTTTAGTAATTAGGTCATTTATATCAGACATAATTAATATTTAAAGTCAATCTGAACTGTGCATTAGTGCAGTTAGTTGAAAAATGTCTTTCGCAAGCATCAAAATACACTACCCTGTTTTCAATACTATCCACCTCTGAACCATCGAAAAATCCTGTGTAGCCATCATTAGTATTTAGATATAGTAAAGCTCCTCTCATTGGAAAGGATGTGTTATCTACATGAAATGGATGTTCTTGAATAGTCTCTGTTCTTGGATAAAGATTACATTTAATTCTTGTTATTGTTTTAAATTGGAAACCATCATCTTCTTTTAATTTAGTTTCTAAAATCTTATAAATTCTATCGAAGGCTGTGGATGTTGGTCTCATGTTGTTGTACACAGCATGATTAAAACTATAGTTATTTAATGGGTTTTTTAAACCATTTGTTGAATCTGCGTCTGAGATTCCGGGGGTTAGGTACCAAACTGTTTCACTGTTTGTGAAGATTTCTTTTATTAGCTGAAAATCATCTGGTTCTAACCAATTATCTTTGACACGTATGTCAGCTACTTGTTTTTTTGTCATATGGATGAAAGAAAAAACTTACGTTTGATCTGAATAATCGTGGGTTAACATTTAAATCTAAAAAATATTGCTTATTGTTTACGGCAGTACCATGTGGAAATTTATTCCCATCGAATAAAACCATTCGATTGTATTTTGATGGTATGTGTTCAAGAAGTTTTACTTTCTTTTTTGATACCCATGGATTAAATCCTCTTGGTACTTTTTCCATACAAGATTTAAACCACTCTTCTTCTTTTAAACTTGGGTCGTATAAATTAGTTCCATTTAATTCATCGTCATTGTCATTCAAATAAACGAGACAAGTGTAACCATTATCTAAATGAGGAAACCAGTAATTATTTTCGTAATCATTTTCTCCTACATCTACCCATCCTTCGACATTAGTTTTAAATCCACCTCTAAAATCAATAGTCTGTTTGCATAGTTTCTGTGCTAACCAAATAACAGGACATGCAGTGTCTGCAAAATCAACATACCTACCTTTAAAAAAGATTTTGGAGTTGTCTTCCCAAGGCGCACCTTGAAGTGCTGCTGTTTGTCTAGAAAATAGAAATCTAGCTACTCTATTAGGTTTATCTAAAATATCATCGACTATATATATTTTTGAGCCATCGAGTTCTTTTATTTGAACTTGGGCATCCATGTTTAATTGCCACATAAGAAAAATACTTGATTACATCTGTATGTATTCCAAGGTGCATTTACAAATCTTTTGCAGTGATAACGATCATTATTAATCGCCATACCATGCAAAAATCTTTTGCCATCAAATAAAACTAAACGATTAAATCTTGGTTTTAAATAATGTAATAGTTCCATATCTTTCTTTGGAGTCCATGGGTCTACATGCTCATCATTACTAGGTAGAGGGCAGTTTTTATAAAGATTCGTACCATTTATTGAATCATGGTTAAAATAAACAATTCCGTTATAGCCACTGTCTGTATGTGCCCACCAATAATGATCCTTGTACTTTTGGTTGTATTGATTTTGTAGAAATCTGGTCTGATTAGTAATTAAACTTTTGTCAGTCAATTTTTGTCCGCATAACTGTTCTAAATATGCGTGAATTGAAATTTTCTTTGGTTCGTAATATCGTCTGTCGTCAAAATCTTTACCATTGCGTGATTGTGAAGTGTCATTGTTTTTCCATAACGGAATATCATTTCTATTGAATAGATATCTTCCAATCTTATGTGGGTATTTATAGATGTTATCGACTGTGTATATTGCAGATCCATGTAGTTCATATGACTTGACTTTTAAATTTTCATTTAATTCCCACATTTCAACCAATCAACTGGAATACAATGTGCGGCGCACCAGAGAATGCCGTAACGCTCGCACCATTTCGCATAAGTTGTTTTGGATTTTTTACTAATCCTTTTGTAGGGATCCTGAAAAACCATGCGAAGGTCTATCTCAGGATTATCTTTGATGACTTGTCTCATCTTGCGCCTAGATGGTGGGTCCCAATACCCTTTAACCTCTAGGATTACTCCGTTGTCTGGTAGCACAAAGTCAGGAGTATATTGATGTTCTATTGTGTAAGGGTAGGACGTCTCCTCATATTCATAGTCGACGCCTAGTTGTACCAATAGGTCTGCTACCTTTTCCTCAAGACCTGATCGAAAGCCCATTAGAAGTCATCTTCTACTGAAGCTGGTGTTGTATCTACAGTTACGTTAGGTTCTGATGTTTTAAATCCAGAGGTATTACCGAACATTTCTGCTACGCCTGCTTCGTCTAAGTCACCTGTGTCTACACCTACCTCTGACTGGATACTAACTATCTGAACTCCAGATAATTTAAGTGATGTGCCATAGGTCACGCCATCTCTCAATATGTATGGCTTTTGAATAAATCCAAGCTTAACCTTACTGCCTGAAAATACTGGTGTATCTTCGCTTACAATAGGTGTACCTTCTGTATCTACGATTGGAGGTTTTTTCTCCTCTGACCAAGAGAACTTGATGAGGTATTTACCATCGCTAACCTCTTCCCATGGGGTAGGTTTGATGACACATCTGTTCTTAGGTTTAGTTAACTTTGACTCAGCCCATTTAAGGCAGTCTTCTCGTTCTGTTTCTAGTTTAGAGATTAAGTCATCTCCAACTATCGCTTTTAATGAATAACCAAATTTACTTGGTCTTAACACAGCTTGATAACCTTCAAGGGTTACAGGCTCGGGTGTTACGTGTATGTTTCTCATTAACAAAAAAAATAAGTTGAATCAATTACAGCTTCCGGTTTAAGGTCGCCAATAATCGGTGGTCGTTCTTCAGCTCCTATTGATAGGGCGAAGTCTATTAGGGGTTCATGCTCTGCAAACAGAGTCATGTAAGTTTCGCGTACTAAATATGATAGTTTACACATATCAGTAGCTCTGCATAATACACTGTCATGTATCAATGCAATAGGAAACTTTACTCCCATCACTGCTATATGTAGTAAACTTGCGTCAAGTGAGTGGATAAGATTAGGAGCTGTCGCATTCTTGTGATGTTTTAGATCTGGACCTTTCTCAGCTCCAGCAATATGTATCATACATCTACCCATTAACTGAGTTTTAATGATTTTAGTCTCTTTCTTCATCAACCTTTGCGTGACGTTAAAGCCAGACGGTGTTGTCCAACGGATTTCATCAGCTCCAGACTTGATAGCTCTAGCTACTTCCTGTTCTATCCATTTCATTACGCTCATAGCTCCCGGAACTACTATATTCATAGCACTTCGTACAGCAGATACGCATTGAGTTAGTTCATCTTTATCTACATCTACACCTTTTTCTTTGAAGGCGTCCCTGATGTAAGAGCGATTAGAGAAAGGTTTAGCATTGTATGGTATGGTCATCACACAACGCTTAGTTACCTTTCTATCCCAGTGGGGTTTTAGCCGATCAGGGATTGCGTCCATGCTTTTTGCTGCAATAACTGCATAAGCGTCTTGGGGTTTTTCACTCCCTATGACGTTCACCATACGAGCAGTGGACGCATCTTTGGCAAGACCAGCAAGAATCTGAAGACCACTACATGTAGCGTCTACAGCTACAGGCAGATGTGTGTGAAACTTGTGCTCGTAGTATAACTCATACCATTCTACACAAGCTGCCAGAAATAACCATGGTTCGTCTGCATTTTCCCAGTCAGCAATGTTGCCGATGGGGTCAGACCATACACGATGTACTAACTCTCTGTTTTCTGCATTCTCTATCCAGTTCAACCTCTCTTGCATGGTCGCTTTATCGAGACCGTACGTCGTTGCTAGTTGAAATTTTATCCATTCCATACCCTTCTTAGTTATCCTAGCACCTTTCGAGAACAATAATAAACTTTTTCCAAAGTCAGTGTCTTGAGGTGTTAGTAAGTTAGGTATGGGGTATGCTCTACCACGATAGTCGAAGCTCCATGGTATATAAAATTCTACATCTTCAAACTCACGTACAACTTCCATGGTCATACGTGTTCTACAGGACTTACGTACTTCTGCCGCCTGTAACTCTCTAGCTACTCTAGCTTGCTTCTTCCACTCTCTCCTTACCTCTTCATCTTCCATGTTAGGAGGTTTTGGAGGAATAGTATGTTCTATTACAGGTCTAAACTTCCCTACACCTATACCTCTCTCTTCTAACTCTTTAGCTACCTTTACTATAAAAGGATTTAACTTGTAAGAGACTTTTTGAATTGAGTTAATAAAGTTGTAGGGTATTTCTCCCTGTATTAGGGTGCCCTCGCTCCTCCTGATGAAATTATGACATCTTGTTAAATCGTTGAGATAATAACCACCGTCTTGGAGAGCATGCCAATTACGGGGAGGGATGTACATAGGCTTAGCAAGAGGACTAAATAGCTCTGCCATTCGCATGATTTCGTCATGGTGTTTGATTAATTCATCAGTGGGTACAAGTATTGATATTGTTTTTCTACCTTTACGCATAAAAGTACGCTCAAACCAGCCAGATACCTCCATCAAACAGTCCATCAAGAAGGTTCCTACCTTAATTTTGGTAGCAACATCCCAGTGAATCCATGGAGATATGTTCTGTTTGTGCATCAATGTCTGTATGCACTTACGCTTGTATTCTGTACCACGTGCTTCATGCCAGTAGTTCTTTTTAAGCGTAGCTAACAACGCTGGTGCTTCCTTGTCATAGTATGCCATTTGACATTCAGCTTCAATAGCTGCACCTACAGCAGTCGCAATGTGAGTTAAAGCATGTTTATTTGACCTTGGCATGAACACATTGTCAAACACAACCTTGCATACTAACAATGCTTGTAAGTCTGTGTCTACAGGCAGGATATGCTTGTGAAACATTTGCATATTATGTCCAGCAAATGTCTTGTACTTTTCTTTTTTACTATCTATAAATGCAATAAGATCGGGCAATATGGAGCTGATACTTGATGAACCATAAACAGTGGCAGAAGCATAAGTCTTTTCTTCCAATTTAATTGTGTTGGATTGTAACCTAGCCTTACCTCCTTTTATTTGTTTACGCTCGAACTCCTGCTGATCTTCAATCTGTTGTTCTGTAAGCATTTGGATTGTAGTTTAGTTGTCGTCTTTTATTTGCTCACGCATTATAGCAATGAGTTCGTCCTTGTGTGGGTGATTGTCAACAAGAAGTTTTAATTGTTGATACCTACGTTCAAATGTTTTTTTTGTCATCTGGATTGTTAAAGTCGATGTTGAGTGGATTAGGTATCAAGTGATAGACACCTTCATCTGTTGCTAATGTTACGTATGTATTTTTACCTATTTCTTTTTTAAGTTTCTGTTTTGTATGATGCGCTGACTTATATGTGAACTCTTCAATTTTACCTGTGTCCCTGTTCTCTACTCTGATGATACCAAAGTGTGAGCTTGGTAGTTGATAGCCAAAGATTTTCCAATCTCTGAACTCTTCGTAATCCATTGCAGGGAAATATGATGGTGGGCATTGCTTGATAGCTTCCCAGTTATTTGGGTAATACTTGCGTTTCATTTTAAATGTATTTGTGTAACGTCTAATAAACTGTAGTCGTGTGCTACTACCCAGTCAAGAGCATAGTAAGCGGCATCTTCATCATCTCCTGCCCAAGTAAACAAGTAAGACTTGTCTTCGGGCTTTCCCCTGATGCAGTAGTCAATTTTGTAAATCATGGGGTACCTATATATCACAAGTAGCGAAAGAGGCACCTTCAGGGCGATCCTGAGATAACTTAATTGGCTTAAGTATGGAAAAATCCTCTTTATTGACCATTGTCTTGCAATGTGAGCATGTCATGGCTACCCATGCAAGATGATAGACAGACTGAACATAATGACAATGTGGACACTGTAGTGCATCACCATGGTTACGTGAGACACGTGTGTGTGAAGTAATTGGTTGGAAGCTTAACATATGAAGTGACCCTCGCATGAGAATTGCCAACGGAATGGATACATTGTACCGTATTCCTTTGCAATACGTTTGTCTATGATCTGTGCTATTGCATCCCTGTCTTGGAATGTAAGACAATCGGCAACGTTGATGTCCTTGGTACGGTGCATCTTTTTGTTATGTTCCTCTGCCTGTTGCATGAGGTCATCGTACTCAGTCATAAGATAGGTTCTCCTTCGGGTGATAATGCTACAGTATAATCTATTGTAGGTGAATGGTCATGAGAGTCATCAAGTTTAACCCTGTCAAAGGTGCCAGTTCTTAATGCTAACCAAAGTTGCTGTTCTGCGTCTTTGGGATTATCAGCTATTACATGATAATAGTCTCTGCATGTCTGTGTGACACGTATCTCGTATTCGTTAGTCATGCTGTTAATGGGTTAGGGTTGAATAGTTCGTCAGCTTCTTGAGCGTCCTTGATGTCCATGAGATCTATGTACTCTTGATGTGATGTACTGATCTCTTGAAGCTTTTCAAATAGATCACGAGGTGAGCGTTCGTACATTGCGTCCTCGCCTAGTATGACATCGCATACGTTGATAACAAACCAGTGCTTGAGCATTGGGCTGTCCATGAGTGCTCCGTCCCTGTCATAGTCATCAACTGCACGCCTGTAATGGTGTACTTCCATGATGCCGTCCTTGTCTGGGTCGGGTATTGGTCCGAATTGAAAAGTCATAGTGGGTGAATGAACTGT